CAAGGCGCAAAATCACAAGAGCAGAACTTGCGGAAATGATCAAAGTGACGCCCGGCACGCTATCTCTGAAACTCAATGGCAAATCGCCGCTCACACTTGCGGAATGTATCAAAATCCGCGATGCAATCGACAAGACGCTGAAAATTGATTATCTGTTTTCGGCTGAATTGGCATCATGAACCCGTGCGCTGACTGCCTCTATTACCCTGTTTGTTTCGAGAGGCGCGGACGATACACGGAATACAAGACACTGGAAATGATACGGAGAGAAATCAATGCACTCAATGAAAATCAAAAGACCATTGCCACCCGCTCCGAAGATAACCACGAAGACGGTGCGAAATGACACGATGCGCGGATATGGGGCATATACCTATGAATCACCATTTCCGCATACGGTGATGGACCTGCAGATCCCGCCAACACGTAGCGATTCACTGGCGGCAGAACGTGAACGAGAACTCAAGGCAATATTGGATTTGGCACGTGAAGGCAAGACGGCTACGGAAATCAGCGAAGCGACAGGATGCAGTAAGGTCCGTATTTCGCAGACCATAAACAGGTTCGCAGAATATGGCGCTAAGTTAGCCCCAGAGCCACACAAAAAGAAGAAGCGGGCAGTTAGTCCGACAAGTTCAGTATGGACGGAAGAAATGGTAAACAAACTGATTGAATTGCATCGGGCGGGCCTGTCGTTCTCAGAGATTGGTAAGGAACTGGGCGTATCCAAAAACTCAGTTGCGCCAAAAGTGCGGGTGCTCGTGGAAGCAGGCGTGCTCAAGCCACGTACAGAACAGTTTTCATGGCCACAGGAAGACGTTGACCGAATGTTCCAGATGAGAGCAGAGGGCAAGACATGGGGAGAGATTAGTGACAAGTTGGGGCGGAAGATAACGGCCTGCCACAACAAATATTGCAAGGAAGTGGAGAAGAGAAAATGCCTAAAAGAGTAGCAGCTATCATATTTTTCTTTGCATGGCTTATCTGCGGATGCGGTGCGGAGACCATGCTCGACAGCCCTGCAAGCGGGGCGGTGACACTGATTGCAGTTATCGTGCTGATAGCCTGCGCAAATGTGTTGACCCGTAATGATGACAAATAAAAAGGCCCCACAGGAAACCGCCATTTCCACAGGGACCAGTAGTAAAAATATATTCACTAAGGAGATTATAACATGTCTGAAATCAAAAACGAAACCAAATCTATTTCTGAAATCATGGAGATGATTGACTACAGCTTCAGCAAGGTCAAAAACCTGAGCGAAATCTCCAAATCCATCAGCGTTCTCGGCGACATCAACGAAACGCATGCCCGCAAGACACTGGCGCAGGCCCTCAGCAAACAGCTCAGTGAGGCAGAGTGGGGCGTGGAGCTTGCCGGCAGATACCTCGATGACCTCGAGGCGGCACTCCCCAAAGAAGTCCCCACGATCGACAAAGACGAGGAGGTAACAACAGATGACCTTCCGTTCAAATGATCCACTGGATGACTTCGCCCGCCACGATCAGGCAGAAGCAGACGAAGAAGATTTCCTTCCACACTGCTCACTCTGTGGGGCCGTTATCACTGGCGACTACTACAAGCACGTTTACATCAGAGGCCTTGATTACATCCTCTGCGATGACTGCCTCGAAGAGGATCCTGTTGATGATTATTACAACGCGAAGAAATACGGATATTGAAAGGAGAATATAGTATGGCGATTCCTGTATTAGTAATGGGAAGAAGCGGAGCGGGCAAGACGTACTCGCTCAAGAACTTCGAGCCGAATGAGGTCGGCATTGTATCAGTTGAAAAAGGGCGGTTGCCTTTCAAGTCAAAATTGAAGGTCGTCAGGATCCCCGCTTATGAGAAGAGTGAGAACGCCACAAGCATGGCACAGGCCAATCTTGCTAAGTATGCCTGGCTGATGGGTGTCATTCAGCGGTCAAAGACTAAGGCAGTTGTAATTGACGACAGTCAGTACTTGATGGCCAATGAGCTTTTTGACCGGGCCAATGAGAAAGGCTACGACAAATTCACCAACATGGCCGCTAACTTCCGCAATCTGATTCACTTCATTAATGAACTTCCGGAAGACGACAAAATCGTGTACTTCCTTCATCACACGGAGACAGACACGGACGGCCGGGAGAAGGTGAAGACCATCGGCAAGATGCTCGACGAAAAGTTATGCGTAGAAGGATGCTTCGATATTGTCATCTACTGCGCTGACCACAAGTTCTACACCCAGAGCAATGGGCAGAGCACTGCCAAAAGCCCGGATGATATGTTTGAGTTGGAAATTCCGAACGACTTGAAGGCGGTTGATACGGCAATCAGAGAATACTACGGATTAACCACAACAAAGGAGGCTTAAATCATGCAGAAACCCAATAATTACGACAACACAACAACAGGCGATTTTACTCCCGTCACTCCCGGCGGTCATCATCTGATCATTAAGAAGGTAGAAGAGAGCCAGACAAAGACCGGCAAAGATATGATCATCATGGCGTTTGACATGGCGCCCGGCGACAGCCAGCCGAATTATGTCTCGAAGCTGTTCGCTGATGATATTCGCCCGGATAAGAAATGGCCCCGTGTTGGTCGCCAGTACATTGTCGTTACCGATAACGACGGCAACACTTCGAGATCGTTCAAGACATTCATAACCTGCGTGGAGAAATCCAACAACGGATTCGTCACCCAGTGGGGCGATGCGTTCGCGCAGCAGTTCAAGGGCAAGCGGATCGGCGGCGTCTTCGGCATGGTAGAGAACGAATACAACGGCAAAGTGTCTAATCGCTGTGAGCTGAGATGGTTCTGTGCGGATGACAAGGCGGACGGGACGAACGTTCCCGCACCTAAGACACTGCCGAACAACAACCGTGTTGTAAATGCTCCCTCTGCCGGTGGCGCAATCGACGGCTTCCTTTCGATTCCTGACGGAATGGATGAAGAAATTCCGTTCTGATGACAATACAGATTGATTCCAGAGAACACAAATGGGAGTTGGCGCGGATCCAGCGCCAGCTTACCGCCCTGGGATGCAAAACGATTGTCTCGAAGTTATATGTCGGCGATTACCAGTCGTTAGATAACCCGCGATTGGTAATCGACCGAAAAAAGGACCTGCAAGAGATTTGCGGGAATGTTGCGCAACAACATGAACGCTTCCAGAGGGAACTTGTCAGAGCAAAGGAAGCCGAAATCAAACTCATCATCCTGATTGAGCATGGTGATGACATCAGAACACTGGAAGATGTTTACTTTTGGGACAATCCTAGACTACTGCAATCACCAAAGGCCATAAACGGCAAAAGCCTGTACAGGTCGCTTTGCACGATTCGGGACCGCTATAACGTCAGATTCGAGTTTTGTTCAAAGCATGACACTGGGCGGAAGATTATGGAGCTGCTAGATGGCTAAGAAGAAAAAGAACGGCGGATGGATAAAGCTATACCGTCAGCTACAACAGAATCCAATATGGCAGAGCAGTGAGCCGTTCAGTCGGCGCGATGCATGGGTTGATCTCTTACTACTTGCCAATCACGAAGAACGGGTGATCATCGTCAAGGGCAAAAAGCAAATCATCAGCGAGGGACAACACTGGACAAGCTACCGTATTCTCGCTGACAGGTGGCATTGGAGTTATGAAAAGGTGCGACGGTACTTTGCACTACTGGATGAACTACAGATGGCGCGCATAACCGTGACACCAAACGGGTCACTTGTAACCATTATAAACTACGGCTTTTTCCAGAGTGGGCGAGTCACTAAGTGTGACACTGACGATAGTGCTGACGATAGAACGGACGATAGAACAGACAGTAGACAAACAAGAACTATACAAGAATTAAATACAAGAATGAATAAGAATAAGGCTGCGCCTGTTTTTGATTCAGGAGGGTATGAGATTGAGGAATGATTTGATTAACGAAACTGAATTGCGAAAAGCACTGAGTATAATGCACGGCAATTCATTGTTTGAAATCAGAGCATTGAAGAAAACACCTAAACGGACATTAAGCGGATACTTCCGAGATGTCGACACGGCTGTTAAAGCTCTGATGAGTAACAACATAGACTTGCGCGGATTCAACGTGTATATGTCGCTGAACGAGATACAGCCCGAATGTTACGACCGTTCTCAGCGTGACCACATAACAATACCAGAGGTCACGACCAATGATGATGTCATCACAACATACAAATGGTTCTTTGTTGACCTCGACCCAGTGAGGCTTACGGATTTGTCATCGACTGACGAACAGATCGACAAGGCCAAGAGGGTAGCGAGGCGAATCCTGGCACACCTAAAGAGCATTGGCTTCGAGGATCCTGTTATTGCAATGTCGGGTAACGGCATACATCTGTTATACAGAATCGCATTGGCCAACAATGCTGACAATGAGTCGCTGATACAGAAATGTTTGCAGGCGCTTTCGCTGATGTTCTCGGATGATGATGTAAAAGTTGACACGGCCAATTTCAACCCCGCGCGGATTTGTAAGCTGTACGGCACGCTGGCACAAAAGGGAAGCGGAACGGAAGAACGCCCGCACCGAATGTCGTACATCATCAAAGTTCCGGAAGTCATCAACAAGACGCCAAAGGCGTATATCGAGAAATTAGCGGCGCAGTTACCTCAGACGGAAAAACCGCAGGCGTATAACAATTACGCGCCGGCAAAGTTCGATGTCACGGAATGGATGCGAAAATATGGAATCGAATACACCGAAAAGGCCGACGGCAACTATACGAAGTACATCCTTGACCATTGTCCATTCAACAGCGACCACAAAGCACCTGACTCAATGATTACGGTCGGCACGTCGGGCGCAATCGGCTTCAAGTGTCTACACAATTCATGTCAGAACAAGACATGGAAAGATGTGCGGATGCGGTATGAGCCTAATGCTTACGACTACAAAGAAGATGATGAACGCATCGGCAATGGATGGAATGAGCATAAGAAGCACAACCGCGACATCAAGATTGATTATACAGAGCCAGAGATTGAGACACCCGATGAACCATATTTCTTCACGGCGATGGATATTCTGAAACGACCCGAAGATAGTGAGGAGTACATCCGAAGCGGAATCGAAGGAATCGACAACCGGCTTGGCGGTCTGAAAAAGAAATACGTCACTCTGATGACGGGCCTGCGCGGTGGATCAAAGAGTACATTGTTGACGGCCATAGCACTGACGGCCATACAGGACGGCAACAACGTGCTCTGCTATTCGGGCGAATTGAGTGAACAAGACTTCATGAAGTGGATGAACCTGCAAGCGGCCGGCAAGAACCACGTACACGAATCCAAGATGCGGAACGGCTTCTATTATCCAGATGATGGGATAGAAGAAAAGGTCGCCAAGTGGTTAGGCAGTCATTTCTGGTTGTGGAATAACTTTCACGGCAACAACTTCAATAAGATTTACAGGTTGCTTGTAAGCAAGATTGAAGAACAGAAAACCGACCTTGTGATACTCGACAACCTGATGGCGATTGATATCCACGACCTTAATGAGCGCGACAAATACGCGGCGCAAGGTGAGTTTGTCGAACTGCTGATGCAACTGGCAAAGAAGACCAACACGCACATCATATTCGTGGCACACCCGCGCAAGGCTTACGGACTGCTGCGGCTGGATGACGTAGCCGGCACTGGCAACCTTACGAACCGTATCGATAACGCTCTGATAGTGCATCGCAATAATCAGGACTTCCAGAGACTCTCAAAAGAGATGTTCAAATGGAAGGATGACCATGAAGCATACAGAGGCACGAACGTGATTGAGATCGCTAAGGACCGACACAACGGCCACATGGATGTGTTCATACCGCTCTGGTATGAAAAGGAAACTAAGCGATTGAAAAACGCGCCCGCTGAAATGATTCAGTATGGTTGGGATGATTCGGACGGATTCGGCGCAGTCGATGATGACGAAATTCCTTTTACATGAGGCAACAAGATGATAGACAAACGTTACACAATAATCTCCGCCCAGACCCCGCGCGGACCCGAATACCGCATATACGACAGACTGAATGAGTGCAGCATCGAAGGCGGATTCGACACACAGAAGTGGGCGGAGAGTGCTGCGGAGATGATGAATGATAAGGAGATGGAGAAGAATGGCGAAATTAGTAGATGTGAAAGATGTAATTGATTGTCTGAAAATTGCCATCAAGGCCAAATGGACATTGGAAGAGTTTCTGGAAGCGGTCGAGAATGACTGGCATGACTTCGTGGAGATTGATGACTGGAAGTCGGTGGACGAAGAATTGCCCGCCGAAGAGAATCTGAACACATGGGTATGCTTTGCTGACGGCACGGTCGAAGAGGACACATGGACGGGCAGACGTGGCGAAGAGGGCATCTGGGCAAGCGGTGAGCGCTTCACGGAGAGCGGATGGTATACCTACTGCGATGATCATGAGTGCAGAATCACGCACTGGAAGAAACAGACCACGCCGAAACCGCCTATTGTTTACAGAATGGGTGAGGTGGACTGACATGGCAGGACTCAGAAACAAACACGCTGACATGGAAATCGGCTATGTCAACATTGGCACCCAGAAAAAGCTTTATGTGCAAGTAGGGCATGAGAGGCAGTATTACGGAACATTGATGAGCGCAAAGGCAGACAAGTTTCTGCGGATGCTCGAAAAGTGGGACGAAGCAGTGGCGGAGATGATGGAGGAGAAGCATAGGAGAAAGCAGAATGGAAATCACGAACGAGAGATACATGGAACTGATAAAGACTGAGATGCTTTACCGCATGACGAAGAACGCGCTTAGAAATGGAGTGCCGTATAACTAC